CCTCCCGCCTTCTCTTAAAAGACGCAATATCTTCCTTATCACAAAATAACCGCATTCAACATGCTCGACTCTATCCGAAACTACCTAGCCGAAAAAGCACTGTCTTTAAACGAACAGCTTAGGCTCTTCCAAACCAATGACAACTCTCTCGCAAATGTTTCCGACTCTGACTTACGCCGCTACGAATTCTCTCACAACCGTGATAGACAACATGAACGTGAATCAACCGCCGAATATCAACACAACTTTGGTCAAACTTATGCTCACTACGTGAAGCAACACCTTGACAAAGATGAAAACTTCGAATTCTACGAACCAAAGAACCCGAGTTCTTTCCCCGAATACCGACTTCCTGTACCCGGCATCACCGCTCTCCCTCTCCACTATCACACGACAAATCCCGTTGTCGCAACTGAATCCGTCCCCGAATCTGGATTCGCTATGCATCCCATTACCGAATACATTGTCACTCGAAAATATCCCCAGTACCTCGAATTCACTAACAAGTATGTTCGTCCACTTGGAACTACTGACGCTACGTTCTCCAACTTCAATCGTGAGCAAATACCCTCCGCCCCTATTGAACCATCAAGAAGAGAACTCTGCTTACAACTCGTCATACACTTCCTCGCCTGTGTTCCCTACCTTCCGCTACATTATATTGACTGGATGTATGCCAAACTGCCACTACATACTGGCACTGGCTACTTCAATCGCGCTTCATATGACGCTAAGACGCACGCCGCCTATGCTCACCCGCCCGAATACAACACCAGACAAACTTCTAAAGGATACTTCATTAATACAACAAATGAATATGCCCGAACAATCATTCACATGATTAAAATGTATGGATATCCCTTCAACCCCTGGAACATGAATGAAGCTGAAATTTTCACCACCATGAAACGCTTCTTCCTTGAACGTCCAACAATGCTCTTTACCCGTAATCACATTTCCGACCGCGATGGCTTTCTAAAACAGAGACCCGTCTATGCTGTCGACGATCTGTTCATCATCCTCGAAGTTATGCTCACTTTCCCTCTGCTTGTAATGGCACGCGACGCCGCCTGCTGTATCATGTATGGTCTTGAGACCCTTCGCGGTGCAAACGCACACTTAGATGTTGTCGCGCGACACTTTCGAAGCTACTTTTGCTTTGACTGGTCACACTACGACCAATGTCTTCCAAGCGTAATCACCGACCTGTATTATACAGACTTCCTTGAACGCATGATCGTTATATCGCATGGCTACCAACCAACTGCAGACTATGAGGACTCCTCTGACGTCTCAATCGATAAAATGTTCAGAAGAATCTCGAATTTACTTCATTTTCTTCATACGTGGTATAAAAACATGGTCTTCGTCACTGCTGATGGATACGCCTATGTTCGCCGCTTTTGCGGAGTTCCATCTGGCCTATTCAACACTCAGTACCTCGATAGCTTTGGAAATCTTTTCCTCATCATCGATGGCTTACTCGAGTTCGGCTTTACTCCTGACGAGATCCTTCTCATAATGTTCTTTATTATGGGCGATGATAACTGTGGCTTCACCCACTGGCAAATTGGTAAATTACACCAGTTTACTTCTTTCTTCGAAGAATACGCCAAAACACGCTACAACATGGTTCTTTCAAAAACCAAATCTATCATCACCTGTTACAGAGACAGAATAGAAACTCTTTCCTACCGCAATAACAACGGCATGCCTATCCGTCCCCTCGGCAAACTAGTTGCTCAACTATGTTACCCCGAACGAGGAACAAAAGATAAGTATATGTCCGCTCGCGCAATAGGAATTGCTTACGCCGCCGCAGGCATGAATCCAACTTTCCATGAATTCTGTCACGACATCTATCTCTCTTTCCTACCTTATGCCGCTCCAATTGATGAGCACACGCTTCCAAAGATAACGCCCTACTTACCTGGCGCATTCAAAGCCTTCGATTCAATCGAAGAAATCATCAATTTTACGCGATTTCCGAACCTCACTGAGGTGCGCGACGCTTACAAGCGTTGGCAAGGTCCACTCGACTTTGACAAGAAATGGCTTCCCGCCCACTTCCGAAAAGCACCCAATGACACACCCTATAACTATGTTACAATAGCTGACTATCGTGCTGCGAACAACATCGCTCGACCCGAAGTCATGATCTACTTCTAACCAGTTATGACCTTTACGTTAATTAATTCTCGCTTTGGTCACATATGTTTCATGATTAATCTCATGCCATTCCCCTATGAAAAAAAATCAAAAAACAAATAAAAC